CCGTGGATGGAAACAACGATGAAGACATGGGCGGCGGCGTGCTGTATCCGTGGGTGCCGGACATGGGGGTCGCTGTGACCGAGATAAGCGATATAGCGGTCGAAGGGCACGTCTACAACAACACCGGCAAGACACGGACAGTGAGTTTTACGTGCATCATGGTCGGGAAAGCGAGGAGATAAACATGGTAAGAGGAACTACACCGACGCTGAGCTTCGAGCTGCCCTTCGACGCGAGCGAAGCGACTTCATTATATATCACCATCAGTCAGCGCTATGACAACATCCAGATCGACAAGTCGCTTGAAGACTGCTCTGTTGACGGCACGATTGCGACTGTCTCCCTGACGCAGGAGGAGACGCTGCGTCTGGTGCCCGATAAGCCGGTGTTCATCCAGGTGCGTGTGGTCAAGGACGGTGTGGCGATGGCATCCGATATCATCAAGACCACTGTATCAGACGTTCTGAAAGACGGGGTGATCTAATGGCTGATTTCGTTGTGACTTTTTCAGAAGACACGCAGGAATTCGATTCAAAACTTAACGCCACCACGCAGTTCTTCCACCTGCAGGGCTCTGACGTATCGGGAGGCGGAGCGGCATCTATCAAGGATCAGATCGAGCAGCTGCGCATGATGATGGACACCAAAGTCAGTGACGGATATGTCCAGGACGGCGTTGGCTATTTCACGAACGGCGAAGACGTCCTGTTCCAGATCACCGGGATCGGTGGAGGTGGCGAAGGTGGTGGCGGTGGAAATAACGCTGTAATCACCGTGACCAACACGACTGGCTGGATATCTAAGACGGTCAGTTATGGTTACACATGCAACGTATCCTATAACTGGACGAGCTTGGAAGATGACATGCCAACCGGCTCCGGCTCCATGACCATCACGGTCAACGGCGCAGCGAAGGCAATCAAGACAGTGCAGCAGGGGGATGTCACAGTCAACCTGACCGGCTATTTGTCAACCGGCACGAACACGGTCAAGATCAAGGTGTCGGATGTGTATGACAACAGCAGAACGCTGTCCTTCTCAATCACGATGGTTGCCCTGACCCTGACATCATCCTTCAACACGGAATCGCCGTTCACGGGTGCAATCAGTTTCCCCTACGTTCCGACCGGAAACGTGGAAAAGATAGTGCGCTTCTTCGTGGATGGCGTTCAGATCGGGACACAGACCACATCCGTCAGCGGAAGACAGCAGACATATACCATTCCGGCGCAGAGCCATGGGTCACATACGCTCCGGGTTTATTTTGAAGCGACCATTGCGGAACAGCAGGTACTTTCGAATGAATTGTACTATGATCTGATTTGCTTAGAGGATGGAGTGACCACGCCGATTATTTCGTCTGATTACAATCAGGACACGGCGGCGCAGTACACGGCGATAGCGATTCCCTTCTATGTGTATGATCCTGCCGGGCTGACGGCGGAAATCACGCTGAAGGCGAACGGGAACGTTGTCAACACGTTGACGGTAGACCGCACACAGCAGGTCTGGACATACCGTGCACTTGAGATGGGCGAACTGACGCTTGCAATTGTCTGCGGAACGACTCAGAAGACCTTCGTGATCGACATCACGGAGTCCGACATGGATGCGAAGGCGGAGACCGAAGACCTTGCGCTGTACCTGACATCAGAGGGACGGTCGAACAATGAGGCTGATCCGTCTATCTGGACATACGGAAGCATTTCCGCATCGCTGACAGGCTTTAACTTTGTGTCTGACGGATGGGTTCTGGATGATGACAACAACGTGGCACTCCGGGTCACCGGCAACGCAAGGGTGACGATTCCCTACCAGATTTTTGCACAGGATTTCCGTGGAACGGGAAAGACTATCGAATTTGAGTTCGCAACCCGTGATGTCAGGGACTACGATGCAGTGATCCTGTCATGCTTCAGCGGGAACAGGGGCATCCAGTTGACACCTCAGAAGATGTTCATCAAGTCTGAACAGTCCGAGTTGGATGTGCAGTACAAAGAGGACGAACACGTTCGTGTCTCGTTCGTGATCGAAAAGCGGACGGAAAACCGCTTGCTGTACTGCTACCTGAACGGGATCATTTCCGCCATAGCTCAGTATCCTGATGCGGACGATTTCGAACAGCCTGACCCGGTGGACATCACTATCGGAAGCAGTTTGTGTACCACGGATATTTACAACATCAGGATATATGACAATGACCTGACCCGGTATCAGATGCTAGACAACTGGATAGCGGACACCCAAAATGTTGACCTGATGCTTGCCAGGTATCGCCATAACAACGTGTTCGATGAGTACGGGCAAATAGTCATCGAGCAGTTGCCGAACGACCTGCCCTACATGATCCTGCACGGCAAGGCACTCCCACAGTATAAGGGTGACAAGAAGACGATGAACGTATCTTATGTTGACCCGCTCGATTCCAGTAAGTCGTTCGAATCGACAGGGGCGCAGGTGGATGTTCAGGGTACTTCGTCACAGTACTATGCGAGGAAAAACTATAAAATTAAGTTCAAGAACGGCTTTGTCATCGATGGAGCAACAGGCAGTAAATACGCCCTGAGGGATGACAGCATCCCGGTCAGCACCTTCTGTATGAAGGCGGATGTGGCTTCCAGTGAGGGCGCAAACAACGTGGAGTTGGTCAGGCTGTACAACAGTGCTTGCCCGTATGAGACACCTGCGCAGGAAGCAGACAGCAGGGTGCGGCAGGGCATTGACGGCTTCCCCTGCGTCATCTTCTGGGATAACGGGACGGATACGGTGTTCATCGGCAAGTACAACTTCAACAATGACAAGAGTACTGAGGACACCTTCGGTTTCGGAAACGGTGACGAATCTTGGGAAATCCTGAACAATACTTCGAACCGTGTCATCTGGAAGAACGATGACTTTACCGGGACGGATTGGCTCACCGACTTTGAAGCACGTTACCCGGATGAAGACCCGGCGTATACCAACAGCGCACAGCTTGCCGAGTTTGCGTCCTTCCTGAAGAGTACCGACAGAACGGCGGCAACCGGGGACGCTCTGGCGGAAGCGGTCACCTATGACGGCGTGACATACACCACGGACACTGCGGATTATCGGCTTGCACGGTTCAAGGCGTTGATTGGGAACTATACAGAACTGGATTCGGCTATCTTCTATTACCTCTTCACAGAGTTATTCTTAATGGTTGATAGCCGTGCGAAGAACGCATTCCCGTCATTTATCGGAGAGGCGGTGATTGGATCATGAGCATCAAAAAGAAAGTAGTCTGGTTGCCGTACGATATGGATACTGCAATAGGTATCAACAACAGCGGTCTTCTGGTATTCTCCTACAACCTTGAAGATACCGACCTGCAGCAGGGCGGTGAGTTCATCTTCAACGGACAGGATTCCGTCATGTGGACGAACCTGCGTGATGCATTCGGCGACCGGATAAGGGCGATGTACCATAGCCTCAGGTCGTCGGGTGCGCTGTCCTATGATGTTGTGGAAAATGCCTTCGAGGAACATCAGGAGAAGTGGTCGGAAGCCATCTTCAATGAAGACGCTTTCTTCAAGTACATTGAACCGCTCACGAACCCTGATGCAGGAAAACAGCCTGACGCTTCCTATCTGCCTATGGCACAGGGAAGCAAGGCTGAACAGCGCAAGTGGTGGCTGTACAACCGCTTCAGGTATATGGATTCTAAATTTAACGCAGGGGATGCCTTGCAGGACTACATCATGATGAGGGCGTATGCGGTCGCTCCGCAGGTGCTCACGCCGTATGCGGACATCTACCTGACTACTGCATGGGATGGTGAACTGACACAGGTGCGTGCGCAGAGAGGGCAGACCTATACATTGCCCTGCCCGAAGGATACGGCAAACGATGCGGTTGTTGCTATTTACAGCGCATCACAGCTTGCATCTGTGGGTGACCTTTCTGGTCTGAAGATTAAGAGCGGAAACTTCTCCATGGCTACCAGAATCCAGAGTCTGAAGGTTGGAGACAGCGATCCGAATTATAGCAACACGAACCTGACAGACCTTCAGCTTGGCAATAACACCCTGTTGTCTGTTCTTGATGTGCGCAATTGCCCGAACCTTGCTATCACGGTAGATGTTTCGGGATGCTCCAATATCGAAGAAGTCTACTTTGACGGTACTTCTGTTGCGGGTGTCACGCTTCCGAACGGCGGTATCCTGCGAATCCTGCACTTGCCGTCAACCGTCACCAACCTGACGGTGCTTAATCAGCAGAACATTACCGACCTGACCATGCCTGATTATTCGAACGTGTCCACGCTCAGGATTGAGAACTGCGGTGCTACAATCATGGGCGATACGACCAAGGATATGGTCAAGGATATAGATGCGAACGCCCGTGTCAGGCTTATCGGCATCAACTGGGAGATGGATGACGGTGCGGAATTCAGGACGGTATTCGACAAGATTAACGCAGACCGTGGTATTGATGAACAGGGCGGAAATATGAATATCGCTCAGTTGTCTGGTGCGGTGCATACGCCGAGTGCTTCTGCCAGTTATTTAAGGTCTCTGGTTACCAGATACCCGTATGTCACGTTCACTGCGGACGAATTGACGAACATGGTTAAGCAGTATCTTGAAGGGACGATGACGGAATATGCGGATGATGAGGTTACAGCGATTAGTCAGTATTCGTTCTATCAGATGACGAGTCTGACAAAGGTGGATGCGCCGAACGCAACAACGGTAGGGGCGAATGCATTCGAGGAATGCACCAATTTGCTGACTATCAATCTGCCTGGTGTCACTTCTATCAGTGGTCAAGCCGCATTTAGGAATTGTCAATCGTTGCAGTCCTTGAAACTTGATGGACTACTAACAATGAACCAAGCCTATACCATCACGAACTGCTATGCATTAACAGAACTTGTTTTTCAGAGTCTTACATCAATAAATGGGCGATTTGTTATAAATGGTTGCAGGACGTTAAAAGCGATAGACTTCTGCGTTCTGGGGTCTTTAAGAGGGAACTGGGCTTTGGAAGGTAATGCATCGTTAGACACCGTTATTCTGAGAAAGACAGATGCTATCTGTACTCTTGGCTCCAATGATATTTTCAACAACACGCCGTTCGCATCTGGAAACGCAGGAGGAACGCTGTATGTCCCGTCTGCGCTTATATCGGCATACCAGTCTGCAACTAACTGGAGTACGATCTTGGGTTATTCCACCAATAGCATACAGGCGATAGAAGGAAGTATCTACGAAACCCAGTATGCAGACGGCACGCCGATTGAGTAAGGGGGTGATTAAATGGCAAATAATGCAGATATACTAGGTGAAGAAGCGGCGGTTAGACAGATAGTAGAGAATGATTTTTCTGCTACGAATGGGGTGTTCAGAGATGACAGCACAACATTCATCAAAAGAGCAAGCACGTTTAGATTTAAAACAACGCTGTATAAATTATTATTGCCTGGGCTGAACAGTATCATAGAAACAAACGGTGTTTATGGATGCTATAATCTTACGCTCGCGGATATTGGGGGATGCACAAGATTACAAGGCACGGTCTTTATGGACGACTCTGCGCTAATTGCGCTGATAATTCGCAAAACTGACGCTGTGACCATGCTGACCAATGTTAACGTATTCCAAAACACCAAATACGCAACCAACGGCGCAGGTGGAGCATATGTTTACGTTCCCCGTGACCTGATAAGCACGTACCAAGCGGCAACTAACTGGGCAACGCTGTATGCCGCTCACAGCGATATGTTCCGACCGCTTGAGGATTATACGGTGGACGGCACGACAACAGGCGATTTTGATGAATCCAAACTCTAACGGAGGCACACACATGATCCAGACAGAACCCTTAACCATCAACAACCACCACCTCATCCGCACCTACTCTGATGCGGGATTCAAAATCCGCAAGAACGGCACGGATGAAATATATGATGAAGCCATCGACCCGGCTGACAGCGGTAGAACGTACAGTGAGACGGATGAGCCTGTGGAAGCACCTGACGAAATGACGGAGGACTAAGCATATGGATTCTTTACAGAACATCACATTCACCGAGAGATACTGGATAATCCTTCTGCCACTGATTCTCATGGCGGCGGACATCGTGACCGGATGGATTCAGGCATCGATTAACGCCACATGGGACAGCACAAAGATGCGAGTCGGCCTGTTCAGGAAGTCAGGAGAGATGTTGGTCATCGTGGTGGCGTATGTCATCAGCATCGCCATCAGCCTGCCGCTTGACATATCAGCTTTTATCGCTGTCTACATTGTCGCAATGGAAATCATAAGCATTTGCGAAAATCTGAATCAGGCAGGACTGCCCGTGCCGGTCTGGATCACACGCCGCCTGAAGAAGGTGGCGAAGGACTTATCGGAGGATGATCCGATTGGTGAAATCGATGACCGCATGGCGGACAAATACTGGGACGATGAGGACGAGGAAGAACAGCATGACAATTCCTGAAGCAGCTTTACAGTGGGCTATCGACATAGCCAACGACCAATCACACGGCTACAGCCAACAGAGCCGGTGGGGGAATCCCGACTATGATTGCAGTAGTCTGGTTATCAACGCATACCGTCACGCCGGCATCGACACCGGAAACGCTACCTACACCGGGAACATGAAAGCCGAACTGCTGAAGAACGGCTTCCGGGACGTGACCGCAAGCATCAACCTTGCTTCCGGTGCGAATCTCAAGCCGGGGGACATCCTTCTGTACCACATCGGCGGAACGGCGGGACACACTGCCTTGTATGCCGGTCAGGGGCAGATCGTCCATGCACGGGGGCAGTCGTACGGTTCCAGCAAGCCGGGAGACCAAGGCGCGGAGATAGCCGTCACGCCGTATTACCGGGGCAAGTGGACTACAGTACTCAGGTATGCCGGCGGCGGAACAGCTAAGACCGTCAAGCGGTACGAGGTCAACGCTACCCTGCCCATGATCCAGAAGGGCGACACCGGGGCGGCTGTCCGGGTCTGGCAGGTGATTGTCGGCGTGGATCCGGATGGAGAGTTCGGGTACCTGACGAAGGCAGCCACGTTAACCTTCCAGACGGCGCAGGGCCTCGAGGTCGACGGCGTGGTCGGGCCTGAGTCGTGGGGCGCGGGGCTGAAAGTAATTGAATAATATTCATCCAGTAGGGCAGGGCTTCGGCTCTGCCTTTTTTTGTATAGTGACCCAAATAGTGACCCAGAAAAACAAGAATGCAGTAAATAAGCGACTAACAAACCTTTTCCGTGTGGGTTCGAGTCCCACCACCGGCAGAAAATGAAGAAACCGCATGGTTGAGAGGAAAGTCGAGAATCCCTGTCAACTGTGCGGTTTTTTGAATGTCACGATGTGGCAAGCATTTGCTATAAAGTGTCTAATTTTGCCATAATAGTGACCCAGATAGTGACCCAAATAGTGACCCAACTACCGGGTAATTCTCCCTTCAAAATATTCATTAATTTTTGTATTCATTTCAATTTCCACATCGGACAGCGTATCCCGATAGACTCGTTTCATCACGTGATCCGTCTTCCATCCACCCCGAGCCATGATGTATTGATCCGGTATGCCGATGGCGTGCAGGATGCTGGCAGCGTAGTGTCTCAGGTCATGCACCCGGAAGTGGGGCAGGCCC